AATGACCGCGTCCGGGAAAAGTGATGCACCGCACATCTGAACCCCTTACCCGCGGCGACTGCGCGAGCTGCAGGCACCACTATCGCGGCCCGCTGTCGGGGCTGCGGTACTGCCGCGCCCTGCCGGTCGACGACCGTTTGCTGTTCTCCCACCAGGTGCTTTTCGCCCATCAGATGCGCCTGCCTGACGCGCCGTGCGGGCCTCAGGCGGCGTTGTTCGAGCCGGCTGAGCGTCGGGATAGCCTGGACCAGGTCGAGCGCAGGAGGGGCGTCTGATGGCCGGCGACTGGATCAGGATGCGCGCGTCGCTCGTGACGAATCCGAAGGTCATCCGAATGGCTCGGCTGCTGGCCAAAAACCGCTCCTTCATGGAGTGGTGGACGCGTGGAACGCAGACGCGGTGTGACGAAACTGTCTACGAAATCTGTGACGTCACAATCGTCACACGTGTGACGATTGGTTCGTTACTTCCGGTGTGGGCGCAAGTCAACGAATGCGCCTCCGGTGACGGATTCATGAATGGCGCGACGCTTTTCGAGGTTGACGAAATGGCCGGCGTCCCCGGTTTCGGCGCGGCGATGGCGGCCGTCGGATGGGTCGAGGAAGTCGATGGCGGGCTGCGCTTCCCAAGCTTCCACGAACACAATTCCGTGGCAAAACAGCGCTCTAGCCTGGCTAAGTCAGGCTCTGAGCGAACGAAAGAGTGGCGCGACCGAAAGGCGAAGGCTGCCGTTGAAGGGGTTGTGACGGGTGACGTAACCCGTGACGTCACCGTGACGTCACTTGTTGACCACAGAGAAGAGAAGAGAAGAGAAGAGAAAAACAACAGCAAAAAGCCGTCACAACCCCCTGACGGCTTTGACGAGTTTTGGGACCTGTACCCGAAGAAGATCGACAAACCCGCGGCGATGAGGGCCTTCGCGAAAATCGCGGCCAAGGCACATCCCGACCTGATGAACCTCCTCGGCCAGTGCACCGACTCGGACCAGTGGCGAAAGCAAGGTGGCCAGTTCGTCCCTAACCCCGCCACCTGGCTGAACCGCCGGGACTGGGAAAACTCGCAGACCACGTCCTTCGACGACGACCCGATGATGGGGGCGCGATGATCGGCCAGGACGCGATCGTGAGGGCTCGATTGGCGGGTATCCGGGTCGATCGGATCGACGTGATTCTGTCCGCCGAAAGGCCGGATGCGCTGGCGCAGCAGTACTCGATCGACGACTCTCACGGCCCGCTGGTCGCTGACTGCTGGGTGCTCGATTCGGATGCCGTCGACACGCTCGACTTCCGCTTCTGCCAGGGGGCGGCCGTGCAGGTGCTGGCCGACGACATGGTTCGCGGTAGCCTAGTCTTCGATCGGCTGATGGCGTTCCGCCCGGCACGAGCGTCGCTCGTCACGCCGGGCATGGTGGTCGTGAACGCCGACGATCAGGAGACGACATGGGAACTTTGAGGGCGCTCCACCCCCCGACCGGGATGATGATCGGCAACGAGTTCGCCGAGTTCCTGCGGGAATCCGAACCCGAGGCCAAGGTGCTGCCGGCTGCCGCGTTTCGCGAGCAGTACCGGTTGTATCGCAGGGGAGGGCGCGGCAGGCGCTGCGCGACGATGCCATGGGCCAAGACGCACGCGGACGTCGAATTCCGACCGGGCGAGGTGTCGGTATGGGCGGGCACGAACGGATCGGGTAAGTCGATGGTGTTGTCGCACGTTGTTCTTGGCCTGATGATGCAGGGCGAGCGATGCGTGACGCTGTCTTTCGAGATGACGCCGATGCGTCAGTTCGATCGCTTCATCCGCCAGTTCGCCGGGTGCAAAGAGTTCTCCGAAAAGGCCGAGGATCAATTCTTCGACTGGGGTCTGGGAAAGCTCTGGATCTACGACCAGCAAGGCTCGGTCGACCAACGCAAGGTGTTCGCGGTCTGCAAGTACGCATCGGCCCGGCTGGGTGTGACGAACGTCGTCATCGACAGCCTGATGAAGGCGGTTAAGGGCGATGACGACTACAACGGCCAGAAAAACTTCGTGGACGCACTGACGACGATCGCGCGCGATATGAACGTCCATATCCACCTGGTCAACCACACACCGAAGATCGAAGACGAATCGCGCATCCCGACCAAGTCCGATAACAAGGGATCCGGGGTAATCACGGACCTCGTCGATAACCTCTTCATGGTCTGGCGCAACAAGCCGAAAGAGCGCATCAAGGCGCGCCAGGATGCCGGCCAGAAGCTCACGGACAAGGAGGTCGAGAAGCTCGGCAGCCCGGACCTGATCCTGGCATGCGAAAAGCAGCGAAACCACGACTGGGAAGGCCGGATCGCGTTGTGGTTCAACCGCGAATCGTGGCAGTACATCGGCGATGCTCGGTGCCGACCGGTATGCATGGCCGACCTGATCACCACTGCGCCCGAGCGCCAACCCGGGGAGGATGACTGATGACCTGGCAGCACTGGCTGATCCTGATCGTGTTCTACGTGCTGGTGGTCTGGGGCCTGGTGCGCTTCGTCAGCATCAACCGGAGGGAGCGCGATGACGAGTGAGCGCCGCGTCGTGTGCGCTGCGATCCGTGCTCGCGACGGCTCGCTGCTGCTCGGGATCCGCCACTACAGTGCCGACATGCGCAGGCAGATCGACGCCCGTCGCGACGGCCATGAGTTCCGCCATCGGCTCGATGAGCACCAGGGCTTCGTCGACCAGCACGGGGTTTTCATGAGCCGCGAGGAGGCGTACCAGGTTGCGCAGGCCGCCGGCCAGCTTCGCTACCCGGAGCGCTGCGGCACGCGCCTGGACGGGCCAGCGCTCTACAGCGAGGGGTTGTACTGATGGCCAATGAGCGCTGGTCGATCACCGATCGCAGGATCGTCGTCGATTTCCCCGGTGATCGATTCCACGGCGAGCGCGGCACGATCATCGAGACGTGTCCGCGCACGCCCACTGTCCGCGTGCGGCTTGATCGCATACCTCCGGGCTGTCAGTCGGCTGAGATGTGGTTCGGCGCCCGCCAGGTGCGTGCGCTGCGGCCAAGCGAGGTGCAGCGATGATCACGCTGGTCACGGGCCTGCGGCTGCTGCGCGCCGGCTTCGTTGGTGGGCTGATCTCGGTCAGCACAGATGTCGCCGTTCTTCTGGGGCTGGGCGTGATGCTCTCCACGGGCGCCATCCTCGTTCTCGGGTTGGCTTTCGTGTGGCTGATCGATCGCTTGCCGGGAGGGCTCGAAGAATGACGATCTGTCTGGGCATCGATGTCGGATTGAACGGCGCAATCGCCGCCGTCTGCTCGCAACGCGGCCTGCTCGAGCATGCCGACCTGCCGACCTGCGACAACGGCGCGGGTAAGGACGCCTCGATCAAGCGCAAGATCGACGCCGTCGAGCTGCGCCGCATGATCGGCTTCTGGCGCATCCGCCACGATATGGCGCGCGATCACGTGCGCGTCGTCATCGAGCGCATGTCGTCATTCGGCGCCGGCGATAAGGCGCCGCCTGCCAGCCTGCTGTCGATGGGTCTGAGCGCGGGAATCATCGAGGGGGTGCTGGCCGACGTGGCCGACGAGCCGATCATCAGCGCGCTGCCGAAGCAGTGGAAGGCGCACTACCGGCTCGGCAGCGACAAGTCTGCCTCGGTCGCCACAGCACAGCGTCTGTTCCCGACCGCCGGCCGCATCCGTCACGACGTTGCCGAGGCGATCCTGCTGGCCGCGTGGGGCCTCGCGGAGCTGCAGGGCGACGTCACCCCCGCCGAGCCGCCGAAAGCGCGCCGGCGGGCCAGGGCTCGCGCCGTGGCGGCATTGGAGGCCGACCCGTTCGCCGTGGGGGCGCCGTGATCCGCTCATCCTGGGGCCAGCGCGTCGCCGAGCTGCAGGCCGAGGGGCTGTCGCTGCACGCGATCGCCCGCAGCGCGCGCATGCCGTACTCGTGCGTTCACCGCATGCTCAACGATCCTCGGTACGACCCGCGCCACAGCACCGGATCGCGCTTTCTCGCGTTCCACGCCACAGCGATCGCCAAAGCGACCACGCGCCGCGGTTTCATCCGCGAATGCTCGCCCTTGCCCCCTTCCGCGGTCTCCTTCCTGTCGGCTCCATAGGCGGCTCGCGGCGGGCATTCTGATGGCTGCCGGACGGCCGACCAAGTACCGGCCCGAGTTCGTCGCGACGGCGCGCAAGCTGTCGGAGCTCGGCGCAACGGACATCGAGATTGCGGACGCGCTGTCGATCAATATCGTCACGCTGTATCGCTGGAAAGCGTCGTTCCCGGAATTCTGCAAGTCCATCCAAACAGCCAAGGAGGTTGCGGACGAGCGCGTCGAGCGCAGCCTGTATGCACGGGCGACCGGCTACAGCCATCCAGACACCGACATCCGCGTTGTCGACGGACAGATCGTTCAGACCGAAATCCGCAAGCACTACCCGCCTGACACCGCAGCCGCGTTCATTTGGCTGAAGAACCGCCGCGGTGACCGCTGGCGCGACAAGACCGTGACGGAACACACCGGCGAGGGCGGCGGGCCGATCCGCGTCTACGAGGTGCCGATGTGAGCGCCGAGCCGCAGGTCATCAGCTACAAGTCGCCGGGCCCGACCGCCGACCGCTACCTGCGCGACGAAAACTTCGTCGTCGGCATCAAGGGGCCGATCGGCTCGGCCAAGTCAACGACCAGCGTCTGGAAGCTGCTGCGCAACGCCAACCGCCAGGCCAAGGGACCGGATGGCAAGCGACACCGGCGCACCGCGATCATCCGCAACACC